AGAGTAAAGAGTTGCTTGAGTGTAAGGAAGAACAGTAATATCACAGTTTCCAGAAGCACCAGCACCACTAACACCAGTTACAAGACACTTAAGTTCTTCACCGTTAGCAGGGTTCATTACAACGATAGTTTGGTTTACAGAAATAACACACTGAATGCTAGCGCTTTGAGCAATACGAAGAGTCGTAGCTGCTTGAGCACTAACATTAGTGTAAGAGATATGTAAACGGTTTTGCTCTGACCAAACAACTTGATCTGATGTCATTGGCATTTCAGCGCCAACCATACGCAAGAAACCAGAAAGAGTACGGTTACCGTAACGCTCTACTTCTTGCTCATAAATTTCAGGAAGATATTGCTGAGCAAAATTATTCCCACTTCCGTCTGTAAAGTTCAAGTAGTTTGAACTTAAGACTGTTTGTTTTTGTGATGGAACCAAAGATCCAAACACAGGACTTACATTAGCCATAATTTTTAATTTTTAATTAGTTAAATCTTTTTGTTTTAATTTTGAGTTTTGAAGAGTCTTGACCAGAAACAGCTTTAACTTTTAAACCATTTATATAAACAGTCTCTGGGACCTTTCGGCTTTCTCCTATACTAGGATTTTTAGACGATGCAATAATTTCTTTAGTAGCATCTGCTTTTCCTTGTTCATAAAAATGACTTGCAAGTTTATCTGCATTCATAGCTGCGTACATTGCTTTGTGATAACCAGCTGGATCTTTAACATTACCTTTGTTGTCTAGGAACTTCCCGACTATGTTGTTAATATCTGACTGAGTCTCAGCAACTTGAGATGGGTTTTGAATACCATATCTAAACTTTTTTTCTCCAAGATTGAAATTAAAACCTTTGAAATCATTATTGAACATTTGTTTAGTTTGGTTTTTAAAAGCCTCATGTTGCTTAGCGCGTACGCTCTGCTCTTCGTTGTAGCGATTAAAAAAGTCCACTGCTTTTTGTTGCTCTTGAGTTACGCCTGGTCTCAACTTGATCTCATCGTAATATTTACTCTTTAAGTCGTTTAAAAAGTTTTTGGCTTTTCCAATCTCTTCTTTGTATGCGAGTTTTTTCTTTCTGATGTCCCGCTCATCATCTAATTCTTCATCCCAAGAAAAATCTTCTAATAAAAGATTTACATCTTCGGCGTCTAAATAAGGTTTTGTTTTAGAATAATATTCACGTAATAATGCTGTTTCGCTAACATTAGAATAATCAGCATTTAAACGCACATAATCCTCAATATTACCACCTGTTTCTTCCATAAAAGCAACAAGCTTTTCAACGTTTTCAGGAAGAGGTTTACCAGTTTGCAGCTTTATATCAATAGCATCATTTAACTCACTGACTAAAGTCTCTGATTTTTCTTGTATTTCTTCTTCTGTTATTTCTTGGATTATTGGAGTTTCTTCCTTGTTTCCTTCTCCCACTTCTTGCAATCCCACTGTGGCTTCTTGCCGAGTTTCTTGGCTCTCGTCCACTGACTCCAACAAGCCGCTCTTTGACTCTTGTTCCTGAATGGCATCTGTTTCTTTTGTTAAGTCTACTTTAATAGGTTCTTCTTTTTTAACCGACAAATCTACCTTGACAGGTTCTGTCTTTGTTTCGCCTAATTGCTTGGCTTTAGGTTTTTTCATTTTGAAATCACCTTCTTGTCTTACTTGTGTTGACATAATAAAATAATATATAATTAATTAATAGTTTTTATTTTGGGGAAAACTGTTCTAAATTAAACCCACCTAATACATCATTACCCGCTGACTCAAAGTTTTTAGGTAATGTGTCATTTTTTCTTTGATCAATTAACTCACTTTGTTGAGTTCCTTGCATTTTAATTCTTTTATCTTTTCTTTCTTCAATAGCATCTAGATTTACTTTTTCAGCCTTAGCCCTTGCCTCAGCCAATTGCATGTTATATTGAAACTCCATGGCCATTAACTCTTTTTTAATTTGAGCTTCTGTTTGTAATCTTTGTATTTCAAATTGGGATTTAGCCTGTTCGATACTAACTTTTTCTTGTGTAAGAGCCTGTTGTTTTTGAACTTCAGCCATAGCCGCTTTTTCGCTAGCCTCCGCGTTTGCTTGTGCTTGCGCTTGGATATTAGCCATTTGCTGCTGTTGCATTGCTTCAGCTTTCTTTTTCTTTCTTAATTTAATAAGCTCGTTGGCTAACTTCAAGTTTTTTATTTGTCTTATATCTATAACATCGTCTAAGTCAATACTTCCACTCTGTAAAGCTATTTGTATATTTTGCTCTAGTTGTGCTTTTTCTTCTTCATCTGGTTCTAATTCTAAATAAATACCAAAATCATGTAGATTTAGTAATTCTATTTCTTTTAAAACCTCAACATTAAAACTAGAAATACTTTGCATTAGTGAATTTTTTGTTAAGGGATATTCCAAAACATCATTCACTTTTAAAGATATGTTTTCACAAGTTCTTAATGTTAAATAATTACTTGCTTGATTTATATGTCGGGTTGCCACGTTTGAAGCATTAGCAGCCATTTTTTGTAAACCAAGTAAAGCATCTTTATCGGGATTACTTCCATCTCTTGCCTCATTTAAACCTGTAACATCACGTATCATTTGTAAATAATACTGATATGTTTGTATTAAAGATTGAATTTTAGCTTGACCAGATGACGATGTTAATTCTTGAACCGGTACTTTACCTCTATTTAAATCACCGTCTTGAGTTAACGATCTACCAACAATACTACCAGTTTGGAAATACATATTAAGAGCCTCAGCTGGATTGTATGTTGTTCCATTTCCAAGATCAACTTCAGCTAAGCCGTCCATATCTAAAAACACACCATCTGGTATAATTCTAGACATCACCTGTTGTAATTTTAAATGTGTTAGTTGAATCATGTCGGCAAAACCAGTAATTCTACTAACTAATGAGTCAATGCGACCTTTATAAAGTCTTGGCGCGCAAATATTATAATTCATTACAACTTTGGTAGTATCAGCATAAGGACGAGTCATGTTTTCTGCCAACTCCCATTTTAACATAGTGTTAGTACCCATTACTTTAGCGCCCGAGTATAAAACTTCTATTGTTCTATATACTCTTTCAAAATTATCGTTTGGTGGAGGGTTAAACTCGTCTGTTTTTTCTAAAGCTTTTTCTAAACCAGTATCAGTTTTTTTAATTTTAAAAACCTGATTCATATATGTTTTATATTCAAAATATAAAACCTGAACAGTATTATCATCATAATTACCCCATCCAGTTATGTATTGTCTATTTCCTGGCATTTGCTGAATTTCATATAACTCTTCTTCTGAAATATATGGAAATTGTTTTTTAAGTTCAGGGATTGTAATCGCTTTTACTTCTCCAACGTAATATATGTCTTCAAAATTTGGATCTTCCGTATATGAATAAACCATATAGGCCGGATCAACATACTCTATAGTTATTCCGTTTGAAATATTAAAATTTGTTTTAACAGCTCCAATACCCAAAACAGTTAAATCGTAATTTAATCTTTTACGAATTTCATCGTATTTGTTTTGTTTTAATACATTATTTATTGCCTCTTCTTCAGCAATTTCAACAGCTTGCTTATAGTTAAGCTGCATGTGTATTTCGACTTCGTTTTCATTTTCAGGTAGTTGATCTAAAGAAACCCCAGATTTAGATATATCAACACCTGCCATTTCTTTAAATTGAAGTATACCAGGTTTTGCATACATATCATTGATTAAATTACTAGCATAATCAATTCTTTTCTTTAAAGCTTCTGGATCTTGAGCAAATGCTTTTATATCATAAGTTTTTTGAGATACGCCATTCACTACAATGTCTACGAATTTAGAAATAACAGGTACAGGTTTCCAGTCTAAATTAAGGTAAGATAAATCACCATTAATAGACAACTCATCTTTATATTTTTGAACAGATTGTTCTCCTCTAGCATACAATCTTAACTGGTGAAAATTATTCCAGTTAGTTTGATAACGATTTTGATTTGTTCTTCCTTGATCAAACCATTCTTGCTCTATTGCACGAGACACTTGTAAGCCATAATCATAACTGGCTTTCTCAGCATCACTAACAACTTGGCTAGGAAAAGAACTATTAGTATTTGTGTATACCTTCATTTATTTTATCATTTTTGACACAAGACCCTTGTTGTCATATCTTTTAAACCCTAAATTGTAAACTTCTTTTTTCACAGGTGCAACAGGAACATATAAGTGTTTATTGCAAGCCATTATAGCCAAACCAGAGCTAATTGAAGCATCGTGTTTTGTTCTATTATTTATATTAAATTTTGCCCAGTCTTCTAGTGTTGTTTGAAAATACATATCACCATAACCTGGATTTCTAAAACCAATATAATTTTCTATGTATGTTTCAATAGCAGCTGCGTGCGCTTGTTTAATGTCTTCACTTGAATTAGGTATACCACCTATTTCTCTTTCTGTTACAGACAGTTTATTCCAAACTTTGTCTGGTCTATTCATTGCAAACCCACGATAACCTCTTCTTTTAAAATGGTATAACATACGAGGTTTATTATTTTCTGCAAGTATTGGCATTCCGTAAAACACACAAGCCATTAAAACATCTTCAAAAAATATCTCAGCTGTTTGTGGTCTTGCAATATACTCTAAAAAAAACATACTTGGCGGTACATCTTCCATAGAAAATTTAGTAAGACCATGTAAAGAACCATTTGATCCCCTTCCATCTACAGTCCCAGATATATCATACGGGTCACATCCAAAAGCACCACAGTGCTCGTTACCTGGATATTTAATACCATTTTTGATTATTACTCTATTTTGTAAATGTTGAGGTGGAACCCAACTTACTTTAAATCTACCATCTTTATGTGGCACAAATATAACACTAGTATCTTTTTGCCCGTTAACCCACTGAAAACTTCCAGTAGTTACCATGTTAGTGTTATTTACGTCCTCATTATAATCAATCTGCTCGTATATCTTTGTAAGATTAAACAATGATTGTTTTGTTTCATCTCTAAAAGCATGTTGCTCTGTACGTGGAAACTGACGATAAAATTCATTTAAAGCGTCTTGATCTTGCTTTAAACCATCAACTTCATTTTGCCAATAATCAATTACACCTAT